AGAAACGGGTTTCTAGAAGTGTGACGCAGTCGCTATTAACGCTAACGCTCCCGTGGTCTAATGTTACGCTCAGTCATTCGTTGGAGCGAAGCTAAGATGCAGACCACCAGACAACGTCGAAGAGCAGCCTCGAACAACCGAGAGAACCCCAACCAGAACAAGTGCGGGCTCGCGATTGCTCAAGCTCTCGGGGTAGACGACAAGGTCCGTTACCTGCACACCATCCGCGACCTCAAGCGTGCAGCCTCTCACTACTTCAGCGTGCGCAGTCGAGCGACTGCTCTGGGTCTGAAGAAAGGCAAGCGCACCACCGTGGGCTCCATGCGCAGGCACTGCGCACTCCAAGGGGCTCGTTGGTTCCTTGTGTGGACGCCCCTGCACGTGCTCCTGCTCAATGCCAAGGGCACCACCATCATCGACGCTGACCCGCGCAAGCGCGATTCGCGCCCGGTCCTGGGAGTCTGGGGCTTGTTCCCGAAATAGCGGATGTTCAAAAGTGTGACGCAGTCGCTATTAACGGCACCGGTAACGTGGTCTAATAGTGGTTCAGTCAAAGTTAGTTGGAGCGAAGCAATATGACAACGGTTAGACAAGAGATACAACACCTCGAAGAGCAGACGCGCAAAGCGCTGCGTGACATCAACGACGCTGAGCATCGCATCTCGATCAACAGCGACTACGTTGGTGCAGTGCTGGACCTTCAACGTGCAAGCGGTCGCCTGCTCTTCGCAAGCGAGCGCATCGCCTTTCTCGCAGAGCAGATGGTGGAGGAAGGAGCATGAAAGCATCAACCTTGATGAAGCTCTCCATCCAGAAGCGCAACTCAGCGATGGAGGAATGCGTCGATGTCCTAGTGCTGGGTAACAACGTGTTCACCGTTGGCAGGACCGACAACGGGTTCGCCAGCTGGGCAGTCAGCGATCACGACGACAGCAGCTATTGGGGTCACTACTTCTCGACTCACGAGGCGGCAGTGGCTGACATGTACGAGAGGGCTGGAGTCAAGTGAAAGCGACGATGTCAATGTGTCAGACGCTGATGCTGGTCGCAGACGACGACCTGCTCAGCGATCTGGACCAAATACTCGAATCAAAAATGCCGACAAGGCAAGGAGCGAAACAGATGAAAGTTGAAGTAACCGAGACGTTCGGAGTGCGCCGCAGCAAGGACGGCGAGATCGAGATCCACGAGGGTCATGCAGTCACCGGACTGTGCATCCTCAGAGCCCCCACGCTGGAGCAGGCAGTTGCTGACCTTCGCGAGATGATGGAAGGCGATTCCATTGGCGAGTTCGAGGTGCACGTGATCGATGTGCATCCGACCAACGACAAAGACTTGCTGTCATGAGCAAGACAACCATCGACCTCACTCCCACGTGGCGAGCAGTAATGTCTGCCTACGTGAGAGTGCTCACAGAGGGCAATGCAGAAGGTCAACACATCGCACGCGACGAGCTACTGAACGTGGGCAAATGGCTGGATGAATTCAACACGATGGAGTGGGGAAAGATCCTGCGCGCCGCCGACGCTAGCGACGATGATGATGTGCGGACAGCTGTCGCAGCCGTGCGTGAGTGGTTCGCCAGCGATGAGGAGCAGTCGTGAAAATCCAGTGGGTCTATCAGGATGATGCGGGATTCTGGGATAGCTTCGAGGAGCGCTTCTCAGTCTCCCCCATCTACATCGGGCGCACTTCGCCGCAAGGCTACGAGCTTCGCGATGCGCTCAAGACTCACACTGTTACCACTCCTCACGGCGAGCATGAGTCTCGTGTCTATCACGGGATCTGGACAGTGCGCGAAGCGAAGGCAAAAGCCGAAGAGATCCTGCAAGCCGAGAGAAGGCGCAAATAACGGATGTTCAGAAATGTGACGTAGTTCCGGACACGGCAGCGCTAATGTGTTTTAATAGATGTTCAGTCAAAGTTAGTTGGAGCGAAAACAGATATGCATACTCACTACCACCCCAAGACCCAGACGTGGTTCACGCTCGACACCTGCGAGCATTGCGGCGGCGACGTGCAAGCGGCGAACGCTGTGAAGGTCTCGAAGGATCAGCAGCTGCAACTCGTCAAGATGGGCGTGACCATCGTGGAGACTCTCCCGGTGGAAGGCTATTGGAGCGATGCGGTCGAAGGCGAGCAGTGCGACAACTGCCTCGACAACCACGACGTCACCGTCACGATGTCTCCCCACTTGGCGCGAATGCTTGCAACCGCAACCATCACCAATCACGAGACGACCCTGCAGGTCGCGAAGGAAGCGATGGCATTCAAGCGCACTCTGCGCCGCAAGCTCCGCGCTGCTGGTGAGCATACTGGTGAGGTCCACTCCACGCAGGAACGCGAGTTTCCTTATGTGTCGGACGGCGACGTCAGTCACGACTAAACTAGCGAACACGAGGCGGAATAGGGATGTTCCGTTTTGTGACGTGGATCACAGTAACGGTAGCGCTAACGTGTTTTAATAGATGTTCAGTCAAAGTTAGTTGGAGCAAAACAGAATATGATCTTTTCACCTTTCCAAACCGCGATCTTCGACTGGTGCAAAGCGCACCTCGAAACGGCAGGCGCACTCGTCGTGCAAGCTGTCGCAGGTTCCGGCAAAACCACCGTCATCGTTGAGGCCGCGAATTTCATTCCTGCAGATCACAAGGCTGCGTTCCTCGCGTTCAACAAGAACACCGCTGACAAGCTGCGCGAGAAGCTTCCCGAGCACGTCGAAAGCAAAACGCTCAATGCTCTAGGATGGGCGGCATGCCGCTACAACCTTGGCAAAGCGATCAAGGTCAATGCGAGCAAGACCCGCGACCTGATCCGCAGGCACCTGTCCGACGATGCCGCTGAGGTGATGGGCGACCTGATGAATCTCATCGGCAAGGCGAAGTCTCACGGTCTCATACCGGTAGGCTACGCGAACCCGACTGGGACCTATGAGGCAACCGACGAGCGCTGGATTGAGCTGATGGACCGGTTCGACATCGACCCCAACAATGGCACCACCGAAGCTGAGTTTCTAGGATGGGCGAACACGCTGCTCAAGCTAGGGCTCGAAGAAACCCACGAGCTTGACTTCGATGATCAGCTGTATATGCCCGTCGCACTCGACATGCGCACGTGGGGTTACGACTGGGTCATCGTCGATGAGGCGCAAGATGTCTCCCACGTGCAGCGCACCTTGCTTCGCAAGTTTCTCAAGCGCGGCGGCAGAGTGATTGCAGTGGGCGATTCTCATCAAGCTATCTACGGGTTTCGCGGTGCAGACTCGCAGTCACTCGCGAACATCGGGCGACTGTTCAAGGCTGATGAGCTACCGCTCTCGATCAGCTATCGTTGCCCGCGCAAGGTGATCGAGATAGCTAAGCAATTTGTCCCGCACATTGAGTGCAGCGACACTGCCGAAGAAGGCGAGGTGTTGAACCCGACAGCATGGTCAATCGATTCGTTCAGCGACGATGACCTGATCGTCTGCCGCAACACTGCGCCGCTGATCGAGCTTGCATACAAGTGCATCGCGGAAGGCAAGAAGGTGCACGTGATGGGTCGCGACATCGGCACCGGTCTGATCAACGTGGTCAAGAAAGCAGGCGGCAAGCGTATCAGCACCATCGAAGAGCTTCGCCCGAAGCTTGATGCATGGCAACAACGACAGCTGCGCAAGGCGGGCGAAGATGAGGCGAAGCAAGCTGCAGTAACCGATAAGGTTGACTGCCTCAACGTGGTGATGGCGGGACTCGAAACCATCGCTGAGCTAGTCGCTGCGATTAACAGCATCTTCAGCAATGATGTGAAGGGAACCACCTTAGCAACGGTGCACAAGGCGAAGGGTATGGAAGCGCCGCGAGTGTTCATACTCGAACCGCACCTCATGCCATCACCTTGGGCGCGCCAGCCCTGGCAACAAGAGCAGGAAGCCAACCTGCAATACGTTGCCGTGACCCGTGCGCTTGAGACGCTGGTCTACCTTCCTTTGGACATAATCGAATAGTCGCTCCAACGGCTGTTAGCCCCGGAAACGGGGCTTTTTTTTGATTGTCAGAAATGTGAACTGCGTCACAGTAACGGGAGCGCTAACGTGAGAGAATAGCTATTCAATCGAGATAGTGAGTTGGAGCGAAACGGCATGAACAAGAACGGCATCATTCTCTGGGAAGGCAAGTCCAAGCTTGCGGGACATCGCGAGGTTGACATCGTTGTGATCGCAGTCGGTCTCAACGATAGCAAGAATCGCAAGACCGGCAACATGCTGCAGACCTATATCCTTCTGCGCGACGTCTCGCCAGTGGAAGCAATCAAGCTAGGCTTTGACGGTGCGATCTGCGGCAAGTGCGTGCACCGTGGCGACGACGGGTTCAGTGGTCGCACTTGCTACGTGAACGTGGGGCAAGGTGTCACATCGGTTTGGCTCTGCTTTCAGCGCGGCAATTACGCCAAGGTGCAGAGCACCGAAGAGATTCGCGAAGTCGGTGCGGGTCGCATGGTTCGACTGGGAACGTACGGCGACCCCAAAGCAGTGCCCGCTGAGATCTGGGAAGCATTGCTCTCTCGTTCAAAGGGTCACACTGGCTACACTCACCAATGGGAAAGCGCACGCGGCGCAAGATGGCAACGGCTTGTGATGGCAAGTGCGGATACCCCCAACGATGCAACGATGGCGCACGCGAAAGGGTTCCGTACGTTTCGAGTGAATCGCGACGGGGTGAAGGCGAAAGGTGAAGTGATATGTCCTGCGAGCGAGGAAGCGGGCAAGAAGCTGCAGTGTGATACGTGCGGCGCATGCAACGGGACAGCCACGCAGCGCAAGGGTTCGATTACAATCAAGGCGCATGGTTCGCAGGTGAGCGAGCGCAACCTTGACAAGCTTGATGCGCGGATCATCGCGAGAATGGCGGCATGATGAGCGATTGCAGGATTGCAACCGATTGCAGAAACCTGCATCAGGCTCAAAGCCACGTGGGAGTAAGGCTGCAGCCGAGCGATTGCAGAATTGCAAGAATCGTCGTTCTCTCTCTCTCTCTCTACTCTCTAAGAGTCTCTCTCTATACATACAACCTCTCTCTCTCTGTACAACTATACAATTATACAATTGGTATTGATAAGATACTGATAAACAAAGGGAAAACATACCCGCTGCGATTGCACCCCATTTGCATCCTGCAATCGCTAGTTTCTGGGGGTCTGGTGACGTCACAATGGCGGGCGCTGCGGACAGCTGCGCGATGGTTCGCGGGTGCCCATATAGGCCCAAATACGGATGTTCTAAAGTGTGAACTAGTCGATATCTACGGTAACGGTCCCGTGGCATAATGGTGTTTCAGTCAAGTTATCAAGTTGGAGCGAAAACGAAATGCCACATCCTTACCAGAGCCAGTTACGCGCCCTCGAAGCCTCGCTACTTGCGAAGCTCAATGATCGCGACTGGGACAACTGCCGTCAGACCCTGCGCCGCGAGCTTGCCGATGTTCGCGCTACCATTCAGCAGGTTGCCAATTGGACCGACACGTCCGCTCAGGAGCAAAGCTAGTGAATGCATTCAAGAAAGCCGAAGCCCGCGCAGCCCTGCAATTGATGGCGCTGCGCAGTGAAGCCCGCGAGCTTGAGTCTCAGCTGCGAGGCAAGCGCGGAAACAGAGAGCTGATCAAGCGCGAACTCTTCGCCGTTCGGTCCATCATCATTGAGGTAACGTCATGAGCGATCTAATCCAAATCGAACGCGAGCGCTTCGTTGACATCGTGCGCTACAACGTGGTGCTTTGGTCAACCTTCGCAATCGATGATAGCTCAATCTCTTGCATGCAATACATCGATGACCGTGATGGGTGCGTGCAAGCCCAAGCCATTTACCCCGCGCCCGCGCATCGTGGCGAGCCGGTGGTTCCCATCTATGAGACGCGCCCCGAGCATTTCGAGGCTTCGGTTATGCGCGAGCTTCCCGACTACGAAAGCGAGTAGCCTATGCGCGGCAGCGCTACCGTGATCCACGTCACAGAACGGGCAACTGCCTGAACTGTGACGGAGATCACACCAGAAAGGTGGCACCCGTCACACCCCGGCTTGACAAACAAGTCGCCGAAGGCCTCCCATTTCAATATTTTTGAGTGTATACTCCTATAATCTCTTTTCTCAACGGGACCGTTGATGTGGACGAGTACGAGCCTATCGCAAAGATCTGGATCAGTGGGAAGCCCCCCCTCATCCGCATGCGTGCTCGTCTCGCGTGGGGTGAAGCCATGGAATACCCCCACGTCTTCAAGACCCGCTCCCACGCTCGTCGCATCATGGAAGCATTCGCCACCGCAGGGCAGATCGCCACCGATGATTGGAATCCGGTCTACTACCAGCCTCCGAAGTACAAGCTGCCGGAAACCGACTTCTCCTACACCCGCAATGTCTCAGGCAAGTATGTGGTCCCCGTCGCCGCTGGTGTCGAGACTCACGGTGCCGTGGCTGAACTGCACTTAGCGCTCCCGTGTATTCCCGATGCAGATATCTTCGATGACCCCCGAGCTGAGTTAGCCGAGCACTTTCCGCGCATCGTCAAACATGCCCCCCGCAGGCACCAGCGCATGTCCCGTTTGGAGGAGATCAATTTGCTGCATATCGTTCGAGCTGAGAAGACGGATATCTTTATCCCCACGGGAGCGTTAGTGAATAATGATTGAGTACAAGTTCGTAGCTGTTCACGGGTCTATGTTGTTTGAAGACCGTATGAAAGAGTTGGTAGAGAAAGGGTGGATGCCTCTGGGTGGGCCTGCCGTAAAAGTGGTTCCCGATAAGCCTGATGGGAGCTACGATGATCGACCCACATTCTACCAGCACATGGTGAGGGGCGCAGATGATGGCTGAGCTGCAAAAATATCAGTGGACGATGTCGGGGATGCGCCCTGACGATTCTCAGTTGGGCGCGATGTGGTTTTACAGGGGCATCGACGTGGATGCCGCACTGGCTGAAGAAGCACCCGTCATGACAGCCGATGAACTTCGAGCTGAATTGGTCGAGCGCTGCCGTGCAATTGATGCCGACCTGCAGAGGAGGGAACTCATCGTGAGCGCTGTCAATATGGAACACCACGCTGTGATCGAGACCCTTCGCAGGCAGTACGATGCGTTCGCCTATCTCATTCCCCTGATCGATGATGCGATGGCGGATCGCCCAGTCGAGGAAGATGATGACTGACAAAACAATTGAGACCCTCTATGGTGGTGAGTTTGCCGCGCAGCTCGTAAGCGCCCGCATTCCCTTCAGGATCGAGTATGACGAGAACTCGAACATCTTCTACATCCCAGAGGAACACATCGAGTTTGCGTTCGAGATGATGTCGATGATCCGCAGGACGAAGCTGCGATGAGGGTGGACCGCTTCGTGCAGGGGTTTGTGATAGGAGTGTTGTTCGTCATCGTTTTGGTTGAGCTGCGCGCACTGATCGAGTGGTTGCTATGAGGGATGTTGAGCGGAAGTTCTGGGAGAAGCTGCAACCCCTGATCGAGCAGGACATGCAGGTGATGGCTGAGCTGGAAAGGAAGCATGCACGCTTCGCAGCTGAGATGAATCGCAGGATGATCGAGGCTTTCATCGAGGGGAACCCCAACCTCAATCTCATACAGAAGACGTACAAGCTGTGACTGCTGAAGAGGAGGAGTACGTCCTCACCAATTACAACTCGACTGCGATTTCGATCTATCGTCTCAAGCGCAAGCTGGGACTAGATGTCCCTGGTGTCATCTATCGCTTTCGCAGGGGGCATGATCCCTGGCCGGATGATTGGACTCGCTGGGTCCCCCGCAGGTAGAGGGGGTTGCATCTGGTAGCGTTGCCGTGTAGGCTCCTTGGTAGATGAAGAATTCATGGTAGTAAAGGAGTGTGAAATATGCGCAAGGCAGATGTGGAAACCCTCAATACCCTCTTCGATGAGCTGTGTGCGATCCTCGCCCTCATCGAGAAAGAAGCCCCCGAAGACGACGACGATCACTGGTGCAATCGAGTGTTCACTGAGTTCGATAATGCCCTGTGTGGAGTCAACAATGTACTCACCGAGCTGCAGCTGATGGTGCAGAAGGGGGATATCAAATGAGCGATACCAATCCCTTCGACACCCCGGAAGCGAAACTCAAGTACCTGAAGAAGGACTATGAGTATGCGAAGGAACGGCTGCAGTCGAACCAGAAGCGCATGAACAAACTCCTGACAAAGATGTACCCCCTTAACTCGGACAGGGATTTCTGGTTGAAGGAGATTCAGCGCTGCACCCAGGAGATGTACGAGCTGCAGTTTGGAGACGATGATGAAGTTTCCTGATTTCAGCAATGTCATGGGGCAGTTCGCACCCCGCTTGCAAGAACTCGATCAGAAGATCAGTGTGCTGGACACGCAGCGCGGAGAGGTGCTCCAGAGGAGACTCAATGCAATCCTCGAAGAGTTTCATGCGCTGGTCCCCGGCATTGAGTTCGGCAAGACGGTGGTCTCCTATCCAACAGTGCGACCCGGCTACGCAAAGACTCCTATCGTGCGCCATGGGATCTTGGGTGAGCCCTTCCGTACGAATTCATTCAGTGGCATCGTTTGGACGCTGCCTTTGTCGCATATTACGAAGCTTACCCGATGGGATCACAAGGGTGCGGAGTACTTGGCTTATCCCAAGTACAACCGCAGGACTCTGCGTGCAGATCGCAATTCGCACATCAGCACCGGTGAAGAGTTCGAGATCGTCGGTGAGATTGTGCGCGAAAGTCCGTACGGGCTCTACGAGGTGAAGTTTCTATGAACCAGACTGATGGACTGCGCAACTTCATCTACCAGCAGGTCGATGAGGGTTACGTTCTGCAGTCGGACATGGCTTACACCTTCCTGGGCGAGGAACGTCACGGTTTCTACGTGTGGGCGTTGAAAGGTCTCGATCCCATCCTGTTGGTCGATCAGTTCAAACGTGACATCCAAGCGTGGGTCAAAGCTGCTGGGCCGAAGGCTACTATCGTCATGCGCAGGTGGCCCGAGATGGACCCGGTGTTTGAAGGTGGCTTCCAACTGGCTGCGAGGATGCTGATCGTCAATCGCTTCTACAAGAGTGTCTCACCCTCGTTCATGCCGAAGCCCGAAGGTGAAGAAGCTCAGACGTTGGGAGGCACCGATGAGTAAGGATGATCGACTGCTGTATGTCTCGATTGCCTTGGTGGTCGTCGGTGCCTGCATGCTCGTCTTGTCTCGGTTTATCGAGGTGGCAGTGCGATGAAACAGAAATCACCTTACGAGCTAGCTGAGGAGACCGTGGATCACGTCACTGATCAGGGTAGGCGTATTGTCAAACTCAACCATGACTCGTCACAGCAAGAGAAGGTGCAGGTTTTGAATTACCTGCGCACCGTGAGGACCACCATCGAGCTGATGGAGCACGAGATCATGAAGGTGCCCCAATGAACAAAGACATTGAAGACGCGCTGCTAGCGATGCACACCTTGCTGAAGGGAGTCCAAACTGAGCTGGAGGCTATCGGGACGCAGTACACGCTGAGCGTCGAAGAAACAGATGCGCTCCATGATCTAGCGGTCGAAGTTGGGAGCGCGATACGTGAAATTGAACGGATGGTGCCATAAGGAGGTGCAAATATGACTGGAATTGAACAGGTGCTTGTGTTCGTTGTGGGTATTCTGGTAGGTGCTGTCATCATGCAGTTTCGCCAAGTGCAGAACACACGGGACTCACTGCAATTGCTCGCTGGGCAGTTCGATCAGCTGCAGGGCATCATGCACGGATACGTCAGGGATACCCGTGCCGAATTCGAGAAGCAGCTCGACGCAATCGAGGCGAAATACGAGAAGTGAGCTGGGTGGTGATTGCATCTTCGGTGCTGGCGATTGTAGCGGTCATCTTTACAGTGGTTGCGGCAGTTATCAATCATCGGACATGGTTCGTCCACATAGTTCGTCTCGAAGAGACCAATCGACGTCTGGAGAAGGCACTCAAGGATATCGAAGATCTTGAACGATGGGTGAATAGGTGAACAGTAACTAACTCGAACACACGACGTGTCGATAAGAGAGGTACGACATGGCAACACAGACTGAGATTTGCATCATTCCCGATTGCGAGCAAGAGGTGAGGTATTACCACCTGCACGTCTGCGCGGCGTGCTATTCCGGCTTAGCGAGGTGGCGAGGCAGACCCGTTGCGGACAAACGCCACAACCTGGGGCGCTGCAATCGGCTGGTCAGCCGCATGGAGTTCATCATGGGGCATCCCAGGCACCATCCGAAGAAGAAGGGGAGCCAGTAGTATGAGTTTTACGGTCACCGTCTACAAAGTAGCTGACAAAGACCTGGGCAGTATGCTCGCGGGTTTGAAGGTTCCTCGTGGGGCTCGCTATGAGCTAACGCACTTCCTCGATGTCGAGATCCCTGGTGATATCGCTCCGAAGAAACGCAAGAAGAAGGGGGTGAGACGTTCGCATCAGAGCCTCCTCGAATCAAAGCTCACCATGACTGGGAAGCTGGCGAAGCAGAAGAACAGTGCGGTCGCACGAGGACTGCTGCTGTTCGAGAACTGCGAGGTCGAGGATGGCATCGGCAATGTGAGTGTCCAGGGTTTCCGTGACTACCTGAAGACGCATCGGATGCAGAAGCCCGAGCTGCTGCAGAAGCGCATGTTGCGCGATGGGTACGTGGCTTATTTGGAGTGAAGACGTGGACGAGCTGGAAGATCTGAGGGATCGGTTTTGGAAGGGGGCTTGGGGAGAGGGGGATTGGTGTCCGGTCTGTGATCGTTGGGGCAAGGTCCACAAGCGCAAGCTCAACAAGGGCATGGTTCGCTGCTTGATCTACCTGTACCAACAATGGCGCAAAGGAGTGAACGAGTACATTCATGTTCCATCGGAGGCACCTCGCCACGTTCTGAATTCGGCTGAGATAGGCAAGCTCCAGCACTGGGGTCTGGCAGAGAATATGCCCAACGAGGATGATCCAACGAAGAAGCACACAGGCTATTGGATGATCCTTTCTAAGGGCATTGCCTTCCTAGAGGGGAGAGTCAAAGTGCCGAGCCATGTGTATATCTTCGACAATACACCTTTGGAGTTCACGCAAGAGATGGTCGATCCCAGCTGGTGTCTGGGTGAGCCTTTCGACTATCGCGAGTTGATGGACGAGAGGGCAAATGATTTAGATGAGGATTTGAAATGAGCGACGAAGGGGATACACCGGATCAAGCACAGTCAGCTGATCCGGGGCAATTTGCAGCAGGGGCGATTCGCCCAATGGAATCCCATCCGCGCACGGTGGTGCTGCGCCATGACGATACCGGGAGTTACCAGATCCTCATGGGTAGTCGCGTGCTTCAGGGTTTCTGTCAGGAGTTCGAGGATGTTACGGGTTGCTCGATGGGTGTGGACCTGCAGCAGCGCGTGCGAATTCACATCGAGTATATCGGTCGGCGGCAACAGGCGCGCTACCCTGATCGACAGCCTCCTCCTGATGCTCTCATACGTCATCGAGATCCTGGGGAAGCTGTGATGATTCGTACTACTGAGCAAGGAATCGAACAGGAGGAAGTCGCTCTGTTCAGCTCAGCTCACCCTCAAGGGATAGAGAGGTGGCCGGATATAGCGCGAAGGGGATTGCAAGAAGAAATGACCCGGCTACAAGACATGCTCAACTTGCTAGAAGGCATGTGATACGATTGCGCTTGCGTGGTATCTGTGATTCTTCATCTGTTTCACGCTCCGCCACGCAGTGCAATGGCTTCATGGACTAAGTCGTTGCGGGGACCGCTCGTTGCAACAGGAATATTCCACTCCTAGTCGCGAGCGGTCCCCACTTTTTACTAAGGAGGGGAACCCATGAGTCTCGATGACGATATCCGTCAAGCTATCGCAAACAACCTCACTGCCGAGATCGGCACCCGTCTCAACGAGCGTCTCACTCAGGCTGATGCCGATGCAGAGCGTATAGGCAAGCTGGAGAAGCAGAACAAAGAATACGAGATGAAACACAGCCGCTGGGAGATTCATCAGTCTGTAGTGACAGCTCTCGATGAACGTGAGGACGAGGTGTTCAAACGCGAACACGAGATGGAGATCCAAGAAGCGAAAATGGAGATCCGTCAGGAGTGGGCTCGCACGGCGCACGAGGATTCAATGAAGGTTCTGGAGATCGTCTTCAAAGGACCGGCGCAACGACTCGCCTTCGACCTGCAAGGTGGCCTCAGTGGGTTGATGACTGCAAACGGCATGAGCCTGAGCCCCTACGCTAACCTCAACGGGAAGATCGAGACCGATGGCGAGTCTGGGTGACTGGATAGTCACGTTCGAGTTTAATCGACTCCCCCAGCGCAGACAGACACCGCTAGAGTCACAGTGGGCATTCGAGGAGATCAAGGATGGTTTCTGGCTCAACGCTGACCACCAGATCTGCCGTCAGGGTCAAGGTCACTACTGGGTCCCACCTTCACGTATTATGCTGATCGAGCCCCTGGAGAAACAGATGTGAGCCCATGGACCCACTCGATCTGCGAGCGCTGCTGGCGATTTCGCGAAGATGGACTTCCCGTTCCGGCGACCATGCGCAATGAGCACAGGTCTCTGGAGAATTGTTGCTTCTGTGATCAGAAGCACGAATCTGGTATCTATACCCGGCACGATCCCAAAGACCCAGCTCTCAAATGCGGAGGAGAGCACGATGACGAAGCAAACGCGGGGTAAGAACGGAAGGTTTGGACCGGTGATAGAGTCACCAGCTGCCGAGAACGATCCGATGCCAACAGAGCGTCTAACGCGAATGGAGTGGAACCCTTGCGGTCACGACTTCGCAGTGATGACCCTTACCTCCAGCTACCCAATGCCCAGTCGATGGCACCGATTCTGGTCGCGAGCGCTCATGGGCGTGCACTGGAAATACGTTGACGATGCCTGAAGACGACTTTCTGAAAACGGCTCCGCAGCCTCCCATAGTGGCGCAGTTCAACGCGGAGAGCGGCGACTGGGAGATTCTGGTCCAAGATCAGTGGGTCAGTATCTCCCATCTCATCGACTCCCTGATCGAGATGCGCACCATCTTGGAAGCGGAAGTGAAAGGCACATTGCCGTGAGGGATCTCTACTACATGTATCCGAAGGCTCATCACTCAATGTTTTTACGAACCAAGCAGAGTATCGAAGGGGACTGCATCACCTACGAGCTGAGAGTAGCGCGTGCACTCATGGAGGACATGCGCGACATCACGAAGTTCGAGGGATGGTTCAATGTTCGGGGGATGTACTTTCGAGAGCCTTTCGACGCTATCGTTGACTGGGTTGAGCTTCAGCCTGAGGGGCTCGCCATGCAGCTTCTGAGGCTGGCGTACATTGCAGCTCGACACGAGGAGGGACCATACGGTGAACCGGAGGAGCTTTCTAAAGACACTGATTAGTGCAGCGGGTGCAGTTGCTGCTGCTCCCTACGTGCCAGCGATCATTCGCGAGCCAGTGCGTCAATGGGGTGAGCGACAGCAGGCAATGATCGATGCACTCGCTGCCAGCATGCTCCAGACCAAAGAGGTGATGACTGCCAACGTGCTGAACCGTGCCTTCGGAGATCCCGATTGACCCACTACCTCTGGATCGCAGCTCACTTTACTCGTTGGTATTTGTGGGGTGCTCTGATTTGGATTTTCGCCTATCCAGAGACTGGATTTTGGACTGCCCTCACCCTGACCCTCATCGTAGCCGGAATCGAGATTAAATACCTAAATCCCCGCCACTGGACCGTTAATTGACCTAACAGCGGAACTAAGGGGAACTACCGTTCGTCGGATCGAGAACATGCGGGCTCCAGCCGGTTTCGCCCTTCTAAGTCATTGATGCTTTCGCCCCTCAGCCAGTTCGTTAGACTCCATAGTGTATAATGGTAGCGCTACCGTGGAATGACGGTGGTCGCTCTTTAACAGATGGAGAATCATATGAAAGTGGAATCGAACACGTCGGATATTCCGACAGCGTTTCTGAGGACAGTCTTCGCCAAGGTGCACAACCACCTCAAGAAGTCGGAAGGTCACCTCCGTAGCTGGAAGTACTTGAAGGTCACCGTGAGACAGTCCCCAACTAAGAGAGGTTGTTCGGGCTATGCCTACTACAACACTGGACCGATCACGTTGACACTTGCTCGTCGTGAGGTTGTCTTTGACGACAAGGTGTATCCGATCCTGACGACTCGAAAGATCGCGTGGATCTTCTATCACGAGGTGATGCATGTGTACGGTTACCGGCACAAGCAGTACAGCGACATTCCTAAGGAGGAACTCGATGCTCTCTGTGCTGATTGGCCCGAGCATCCACCACGGATCGAGAAGAAGTCGAAGCCGAGAGTGGATCATGTAGCGAAGCGAGCTGCGAGTATCGATGCTCGAATCGAGCAATGGGGGACGAAGCTCAAGCGAGCTGAGAATGCCCTCAAGAAACTCAAGACGCAGAAGAGCTACTACGACAAGAAGCTCTCGGAACCTCGCCCTGAGCCGAAGCCTCGCAAGGCCGCGAAGCGACGTGGCACGATCTGGGAGGTGGCGAAGGAACACGGATGTCTTGTGGATCAGGAGTTCGGGGTTTACATGGTGTATCCACCCGATGCTCTCAATGACTCAGAGGACGATCCCTTCGGGGATGACCACTCCTGTGACAGTGCCAAGGAAGCACGCAGGCGCGTGATGGTCTATGCTAGTCTGGCAGAGCCCTCCCCCGGAGGGTGAGACACGAAGACGGATCTTGGGGCTCCTTGTGAGCCCCATTTTTTTGCGCCTATACTGCCGCCCCGTCGAATAGGACCTTCGATGGCACAGATCGTCAGCCTCAATTTTGGACTCGTACACCATCCCCCGGAATTCGATTACGATTTCGACTGGGGCGATCTCGATGAGGATATCAAAGCCCAGCTCCCCGCTGACACGGGTGAAGTCATCCAGATGTTCAGCGAGGAAGAGCTGCATCTCATTCGCTGGCGCATCTGCTGGAAGCGCATGGCGCGGCAGAAGCAGATCCCCCCGGAAGTCTTCGAGTCGATGGAGAAGTCGATCTGGCTCATCCGTTCTGGTCGGGGATTCGGCAAGACGTTGACGGGAGCCAACTGGTTGGGCATCGAGGCATCCCTTTACGCTTCGTACTACGCAGTCATCTCACCGACACACGACGACGTGCGCTACACCTGCTTTGAAGGTCCAACGGGACTGCTCGCATGTATCCCCCCGAAGCTGATCGCAGACCGTAACCAAGCACTTCCCTCCATTACCTTGTGGAACGGCTCGATCATTCGTGGCTTCGCGGGGGATACTCCCGAGCGCTTGCGGGGACCCCAGCATGCCAAGATCTGGTGCGACGAGATCGCATCGTGGAAGTACCCGCAGGAGGCATGGGACAACCTGAGCTTTGGCCTGCGTCTGGGCAACAAGCCTCAGATCTGTGTGACAGGGACACCGAAGCCCACTCCCTTCGTGCGTCGGTTGGTGAGTGATAAACGTACAGTCGATGTGGTGGGCAGCACCTACGAGAACCGGGCGAATTTGACGGAGTACTTCTTCGACAGCATCGCCAAGTACGAGGGCACGCGAGTCGGTCGCCAGGAGATTCGAGGCGAGCTGCTGGACCCGGAAGAGGAAGGCTTCGTCAAGCGCAGTCAGTGGAGGCTCTGGCCTCACAAGAAGTCACTCCCGAAGTTCAGCTTCATCGTGCTGTCCATCGACCCCGCGTTCACCGAGAAGAACTTCGACAAGCGCAAGCAGGAGAATGATCCGACAGCCTGCAGTGCGTGGGGTGTGTTCATGATCCCGCGTCAGGACAAGGCACCGCTCCCGCATGTCATGCTGCTCGATGCGTGGGAAGATTGGCTTGGCTTCCCGGCTCTCGTGCGCCGGATCAAGAAGGAGAAAATGTACACCTATGGTGATGTTGACGAGCCCTACCTGAGGCCAAAGATCATCCCGAAGAGTCAGCGAGCCAAGCACCAGGGGAGAGTGCCTGACATCATTTTGATCGAGGAGAAGGCATCTGGAATCAGCCTGAGACAGCAGCTTGCGGAAGAGAATATCTTGACGCACGGCTACAATCCGGGTAATGAAGATAAGCTAACGCGACTACATTACGTGTCGCCTATGTTTGCTGCCGGTCGAGTCTGGGCTGTTGAATCGGAAATCAACCCTGGCGCGTTCAATACGCACCACGATCCCCTCATCTCCCAAGTCTGCTCCTACGTGGGTCCCGGCTCTACTGAGCGGGACGATTTACTCGACACTGCCACTCAGGGACTGCGACTCCTTATGGATCAGTTCTTTGGCCCGTTCACCGTCGTGGACAACGTCGAGGCACGCGAGAGAGCCAAAGCGAAGCAGATTGCGGAGCGTCGGTTGAAGAAGCGGAACAACCCTTATGACTGACGTGCCCATCAAGCTCGACGTCCCCTACTTCCTGCATGAGCCACAGCGCCACCTGCGTTCTGTCAAGTGGTGCCAGGATCACTGGGCGCACCTGATGTTCGCCCTCAAGGAGAGGGGTCTGGGGGATCAGATCTCACCCGATGCCCAGACCCTGAATGCTAAGTTCCTTCGGGGGGAGAAGGACCCCTGCTGGGAAGCCTGCAATATGATCAACATCGGCGCACTGGAGATCTTCGGGGTCAACAAGGTGGTCGATGAGAACAATGGCTGTCCCGTCTGCGCCTTCGCCAACATCACCCAGCACGTAGCTGACCTCATGGCAATGAGATTCATGGAGCCTCACTGATGGTAAACAATGCAATCAACAAAATGGTCTTCCCTGACCAAGTCGAGCTTGATCTTCTCTGTGAGAAGTATGGTCAGTGGAACGTCGAGCAGACGATGATCTACATCACGCAAGCCTGCGACAATCGAGAGCGCAGCGTGGCGATCCCCGCAACGGCAGAGCGGGTCGAGAAGATCCTCGATGCTGTCCATGGAGAATTCTTGAATGGCTGAGGCTACCGGCACAGTCGAAGAGTTCGAGGAGGTTCCTGATGAGGTGACCGATACCGACGATGGGGGTGCCATTGTCCGGGTAGGAGATGACGTCCCCACTCGTCCGAATCGCGAGTGGTACGAGAACATCGCGGAGGATATCGACCAAGCTGAACTGAGCAGCATTTGTACACGTCTGCTGCAGGACATCGAACGTGACAGGGAGTCGAGAACACAGCGGGACAAGGACTACGAGGAAGCCATCAAGCGCACGGGCTTGGGGAAAGAGACTCCGGGTGGAGCAGATTTTGAGGGAGCGTCGAAGGCAGTACACCCGATGCTCACGGAAGCAGTTGTTGATTTTGCGTCCCGAGCCATCAAGGAGCTGATGCCACCTAACGGTCCCGTTAAGGTGTACGTGCCTGGGGAGAATCCAGAGCACGGACGCTTCGCCAAAGGCGAGCGGGTCAAGACGTACATGAATTGGCAGTTCCTGATCCAGATGCCTGATTTTCGATCAGAGCTGGAGCAGCTGCTGACACAGCTTCCACTGGGTGGGTCCCAGTACATGAAGCTCGTGTACGACGGTCAGAAGAAGCGCCCCGTTCCTACCTATTGGCCCAGCGACGACGTCTACCTTCCCTACGCAGCATCCAATTTCTACACCGCAGAGCGAGTGACCTTCGTTGAGCACATCACGGAGCACGAGGTTAAGCAGCGTGTGAAGGGTGAGATGTGGCTCGATCTGGGTTCAGTCGCCACGGCACAACCTACCAACAAGTCCAAAGCGGAGAAGGCGACAGACGCAGTCGAAGGCAAAGACGAGCTGCAGCCATACAACGAGGATGGGTTGCGCAACGTCTACGAGGTGATGTGCTACTGCGACCTGGAGAAGTATGACTACGCGCCTTACAGGATCACCATCGATGGCGCAGCTCGCAAGATAGCTGCCGTCAACCGAAACTGGGAGGAGGACGACGAGACCCAGCAGCCTCTCTACTGGGCTGTCGAGTTCCCCTTCGTTCCGTGGCGCGGAGCGTACAGCGTTGGGTTAGGCCAAATGATTGGTTCCCTAGCCGGTGCTGCAACCGGTGCGCTTCGCGCCCTTCTCGATTCCGCGCACATGAACAACCTGCCCACCCTGCTCAGGCTCAAGGGGGCAAACTTCAGTGGTCAGTCGAAGGAACTGAACATCGCTGAGGTCACCGAGATCGAGGGCGGGATTGCTGGTGATGACATTCGCAAGCTGATCATGCCTGTGCCCTTCAACCCCCCCTCAAACGTCCTGTTAGAGCTGCTGGGGGTCCTCACCGAAGCTGGTCGAGGGATGGTGCAGACCACCTTCGAGAAGTTGGGTGAGCAAAGCACGCAGATGCCTGTAGGCACCACCCTCGCTCTGATCGAAGAAGGCATGACTGTCTTCAGCGCAATTCACCTGCGCATGTTCCAGGCAATGAACTACATGCTGCGGATCTTGAATCGGATCAACCGCATGTACTTGGTGGAGGAGGAAGCGAAGAGCGACATTGGTGAGGTGCTCGCATATCGCAAGGATTTTGATCCACCGTTCGACATCATGCCTGTCGCTGACCCGGAAATTTTCTCCGACGTTCAGCGCATGGCACAGCTGCAAGTCATCGCAGACCGCGCTGCACAGATGCCTGAGGTCTACAACGTCAAGGCTGTCGAGAAGCGCATCCTCGAACGCACGAAGATCCCGAACCCTGACGAGCTGCTCCTACCCGATGACACACCGGAGGATCAAAATGCCGTTAACGAAAACGCCTCCATGTCTCTCGGAAGACCAGTTGCAGCTTTTCCTCAACAAAATCACCTTGCCCACATGCAGGTGCATCTCGATTATCTCCAGTCCCCCGTACTCGGACAAAATATGCTTATCTCCCAGACCTTCATGCCGATGGTCTTGGAGCACCTTAAAGAGCACATTGCGTTCTATTATGTCGAGTACAACTACGATCTTCTGCAGGCATCCACTGGATTCAGTGAGCAGCAGATGAGCGAGATGATGAAGATGAACACCCCTGATGTGCGCAAAGAGCTGGACAAGAATTTGGCCGTGCAATCGCAGGTTGTTATGCCTGCGGTGAGTAAAGTGCTGTCTGGCTTGCTGCCAATCATTGAGCAGACAGCACAGCAGATTCAGGAAATGCAGCCCGAGCCCGAGCAACCTCCCATGGACCCGAATACGCAGATGGCTATCGAGCAAGAGCAGAAGTCGGATGAGATGCGTGATGCACGGGAGCGTGAGACAACACAGTTGCAGCTTGTGGATAAGCAGGAGGCGCGGGCGGATCAGAAAGAAATCAAGTTCATGGAGCTTGATCACGAAACTCGTGAGAGCACTCTCCGTGGTGCGCGTGAAGATGCTCGAAAAGCTATGGAGTACGCCGCTCGACTCGAAGAGCTTATGGAGCGACTCGACGCTGAGCGAGAGGAGACTCTTGTCGAGACTGAGAGCCGTGAGGACATGAACGCTGAAGATAACGAAACAGCGTTAGAAATCGCGGACAAGAATGCGGAAGCAGCAAAACAGAGAGGTAGGATCACGACCGGAGAGGGTGTAACCAACCCCCGGACTCGATAGCGCGGGGACCGGCAGGTCGGCCCGCAGAAAGCGATGCTACACTCGTGAGCTGCGACAAGCTCCATTCCTAACAGGAGACAGACATGGGCAAGAACATCGGGTACTACCCGAAAGGTGCAATCAACCAGCACAAGATGATGGCGACGGGTGCAGGCTTGCGTAAAGCCAACACGTCCGACGAGGAGACGGTGCCATCACCTTGGGGCAAAGGCACGACCCACCCTGGCAAGATTCGTCAGAGTGGCACGAGTACGGGGAGTGGTTCGGGCAAGAGTGTGCCCAAAACATCGAAGATGACACCTCCGTAGCGTGGGCATAGAATGCCCGCCGACGTAGACATCGTGTTGAAGAAGTTCCTGACGGCAGTGAAGCAGGAACAAGCCGGATGCCTCGCGTTGCTCGCGACACCGAAAGATAAGAGTGCTTTCGGATACGGTGAAGCATGCGGCATTTTGCAAGGCTTGAATCGCGCCGAGCGGCTGTTCGAGAGATTGATTGGGGAAGAGGAAGACGAGACCGAAGATGGCTGAGGAAAATCCAATTGTTCTACCTGAGAATTACTCCTTAGAGGAGAGAGGCAGGACTATCGGTGGTCGGACGAAGTTGCAATACGACAGCATCGAGCAGGCGTTTCCCGAAGTGGAACCCGGCTTGAGACCTTTTGGGTCACGTGTTCTCGTGCAAAAACGTACGCCCAGAACAGTCACTGAGGGTGGGATCATTGTTCCAATTGAATCCCAGGAGACTGAGTTCTGGAACACTCAAGTCGCTAAAGTCATTACTCTTGGACCCGGTGCTTTCAAGAACCGCGATACCCTGGCTGAGTGGCCGGAAGGAGACTGGTGCCAGGAGGGTGCGATTGTGCGCGTGCCAAAATACGGTGGCGACAGGTGGTTCGTAACTCTCCCTGGTGCTACGTCTATGCGAATGGGCGTAGACCAAGCGTGCTTCGTTATCTACAACGATCTGGACATGATAGGCCAGATTACTTGTGACCCGATGGAGGTAATCGCATACCTGTAAGGAGGTGAGCATGTCCGACGTCGAAAGCTTTCAGGACGTTGACGAGGACGCAATAGAAGAGGAAAAGGAAGAGCAGTTCACTGCCATCGAGGATGAACCCGAAGGCGAGGAAACTGACGACCAAGAGGAAGAAGGGAAGGAAGAGACCCGCTTGGGAGAGGGTCGTGACGACGAAGAGGAAGGCAAGAAGTCTCGTCGTGAAGATGGTCGCACCCGTCGTCAACGCCAGCGCAAAGCCAAAGAGCGCACGGATCGCGAGGTGGGCTTCCTGCGCACTCGCAATGAGCAATTGGAACGTCGCTTCAGTGAACTCGAAGCGAATGTCGATGCTCGCGTCACAGGCACTGAGATTTCTGGCATCGATCAGAACATCAGCAAATCGAAATCCGACCTGCAGCTTGCCAATCAAGTCATTGCGCAAGCCGTCGAGAAAAACGATGGTAAGAACCTCGCTGAAGCGATGGACCATCGTGACAACATCCGAGACAACCTACGGGATCTAGAGCAAGCCAAGGAGTATCTCACCGACGAGGACAACCGTCGTACTAGTGCTCCAGAGATGCGGCTCGATCCGCGTCACGTCGCCCACGCACAATCATTCATGGTTGATAACGACTGGTGGGACCCACTAGGACGTGACAATGATTCACGAACAGTGCTAGACATCGACGGGGCACTGGTTCAAGAGGGGTATGACCCCACAAGCAAAGATTACTGGGACGAGCTGAGAGAGCGCGTCGAGAAAGAATTGCCTCTACATTTCGACGCTGGAAATGAGGGGGATGATGACGACGATGACGCAGACTCCGGTAACGGAAAGGGGAAGCGTCAGACTCGTCGGAACAAGGGACCTACGTTTCGTACAGGTGGGCGTGAACGCTCCCTGAAGGATAACGAGGTGTACATCAGCCCCGAGCGCAAGGACGCAATGGTCGAGGCTGGTATTTGGGATGATCCGGTTGCCCGGAACAAGATGCTCAAGCGTTACGCTGAGTATGACCGTGATGCAGCACAAGGGAGCAACTAATCATGCCCGCTAAGCGAAAATCAGACGGCAGACTGAATTCCCATCAATCGGGAGCACGCGCAGATCGTCGCATGGAAGACAGGAATGTGACGCAAGACCGCACGCTATCAGACGATGAACGGGTGGCAGAGTTTCGCCAACAGTTTTTCCAATCAGCATTGCCTGATCTACCAAAGATTCCTGGCTACCACGTTTGTTGGCTTACCACTGAGAATCCCCGCGATCCGGTCCATTCGAGGATGCGACTGGGCTATGAACCGATCAAAGAGACGGACATACCCGGTTGGGAACATGCCTCGATCAAGACTGGAGAATGGGTTGGCTGCATCGGTGTGAATGAGATGCTCGCATTCAAGCTTCCGCTTGAGCTGTACGAACAGTACATGCGTATCAATCACCACGAGGCACCTCTCGCTGAGGAAGAGAAACTCAGCGCAAGGATTCGCCAGATGGAAGCGGAGATGAACCAAGCGTCGAAAGGCGCAGTAGAGTTGGAACTCGAAGACGGCACAGCTGCATTGGGTGTGGCACCAGAGCCTCCACCGTTTGCAAGACAGACGGGAGAGGAGGACCTGGGTTAAACCTAACCTGATTCGGAGGAACTCAAGATGAGTTCTATTGCATCTCCGTTCGGGCTGAAGCCTGCGTTCCATCCGTCTGGCATCATTCGCCAGTCGCATACGACCATAGCGTCGGGCTTTGGCACGGACATCTTTCAGTTTTCTCCAGTTCGCGTTGCCGCTGATGGCACACTGGAGGACGCTGCTGCAGGTGAGTCACTCGTCGGCGCATTCATGGGTGTGGAATTCACCCGTACCGATGGTCGTCGTGCAGTAGCAAACTTCTGGGAGGCAGGCACGGTCGCAACCGAGATCGTTGCCTACTACACGGAAGACCCCCTCATCATCTACGAGATCCAGGCGGATGCGCCCTTCTTGCAGACGGCTATAGGGGAGCAGTTCGACACGACTGCCCTTGCGGGCAACGCCACCACGGGTCTTTCTTCTGCTGCATTGAACATCGCTTCGTCAGCGGCTAATGCGCAGTTGAGAGCCATTGGTGTAAACCCTGCTGCGGACAACATCATTGGTGATGCGTTCACCATCGTCCAAGTGCAGATCTCCGAACACCAGTACGTCGCTACTATCGTAGCGCTCTAACGCACGTACTCAGTAAAGGAGATCAGCAATGGCTGTCCCAATGCGATCAACTGACTTCCGGTCGATTGTTGAACCGATTCTCAACGAGACGTTCGACGGAATTTATAACCAGCGTGCGGACGAGTGGAAGGGAGTTTTCACGGAGCGACAGGGTACGCCCCGGAGCTACCACGAAGAGCCCGTCCTGTTCGGTTTCAACGCTGCGCCCGAGATGCCGGATGGCACCCCGGTCACGTTCGATGCTGGCGGGGTGCTGTTCATTCAGCGCTACGTCTATCGCGTCTTCGGTCTCGCGTTTGCGATGACGAAGGTGCTGGTCGAAGACGGTGACCACATCCGCATCGGCACGATCTACTCCGAGCACCTTGCTCAGTCGATGATCGAGACGAAGGAAACGCTCTGCGCCAACATCTTCAACCGCGCCTTCAACGGTGCGTTTGTCGGTGGCGACGGTGTAGCGTTGAACGTCACGAACCATCCGATTGCGCCAGGAGGCTCAGCGGGTGGTGTGTTCTCGAACCTACTGACGACTGCTGCGGCTCTGTCGCAAACGTCGCTTGAGCAGTTGCTCATTCAGATCCGCAACGCTGTTGACAACAACGGCAAGCGCATCCGACTGTCGCCGCTCAAGATCGTCACGGGTCCGAGCCAAGTCTTCCAGGCTGAGGTGCTGTTGAAGTCGGTCCTGCGTGCAGGCACGGCGAACAACGACATCAACCCAATCCTCTCGATGGGTCTGCTCGACCAAGGTCAAGCGAACCTGTCCCGTATCACCTCCACGACTGCATGGTGGGTCCAGACGGACGCTCCTCGTGGTCTGCAGATGATGATGCGTCGGGGACTGGAGAAGAGCATGGAAGGCGACTTCGAGACGGACTCGATGCGCTACAAGTCCACCGAGCGATACATTCCAGACTGGACCGACCCTCGTACGGTCTTCGGTACGCCTGGACTGTAGACATTCACGGAAGGGTGGGGTGGGGACGTGAAACTCACCCCTAACTTCTCCAGACGCGAAATGGAGAAACCTAATGGCTTTTATTGACAACATCCTCACTCGCTTCGGCAATGGGGTTAACAACGAAGACGTCGGAAGCGTTTTCAATTCCTTGAGGTATCCGAGCCATCTCGGCTCACATGTCTTCGAGGAAGATTTCTACACCTTCGTAGCAGGGCAGTGGACCGAGACTGACATACAAGGTGTAAACACCGTCGCCATAGCAGATGGTAACGGTGGCATCATCACGCACACTCTTGCTGGTGCGGACGATGATGAAGTTCAGCTGCAGCGTGTTGCTGCCGGTATCACGGTGGAGAGTTGGCTCCTCGATCCTGACAGGCGTTTCTTCATCGAGATCCTTGCCACGCTATCGGAAGTCATCCTCTCGGAGATGTTGATAGGTCTGGCGATTACCGACGCAACGCTGTTGCCAGCCCCTTCGGATGGTCTGTACTTCCACAAGGCGGAAGGCGCAGGTCTCGTGTCGCTGGACGCTATCAAGAACACCGTGGAGGTCTCTGGTGATGTTGGGACCATCGTGGATGCCACAGCGTTTAGGCTGCAAGCCTATTACGATGGCGAGGGCTCAGCTGGACGGCTGTATGGTGCGCTCGACGGTGTCATCGGCAGCTTCTCAGAACCTGATGCCAGTTTCCCAGACGATGAGGAACTAACGATTTCGTTCGCAGTTCGGGCTGGTGAGGCTGCTGCGAAGGTCCTGACTCTGGATCGCATCGTCGTCATTCAGGAGAGATAACCCATGCGTCCTGTTATCCAAACACGACAGTTGGATGCGGCTGACCCCAATGGGATCTTCCTCGATCAGGGATCTACTACGGATGTGCCGCTCACTCTGAACGGTGCCTTCGTAACAGCAGGTGTAGCTCAGCTCGATCAGCAACGGCAGGTGGAGTTGGAGTCGGCAGCGAACCTGTCGGCTATCAACTACACCGTTGTTGGCACGGACGAGCAAGGTCGGATCATCAGCGAGACTATCGTCGGTCCTAATGTTGGAGTGTCGGCAACGTCCCTGGACTTCCTCACCGTCACGAGCATCACACCCGATGGAACGGATGCTGGTCTGATGGAAGGAGGCACGAACGCGCTAGGAGGTTCTATCCCAATAGTCGTTGACCAAGGTGTCACACCGACGAACATCGGTTTGGGAGTCACCGGCTTTGCTGTTGCAGCGGACGTCACCGTGCAGCACACATTCGATGATCCCTGGCAAGACCCTTCGACCATCTTGACGTGGTTCGATCATCCCACGTTGGTAAATGTAGTCGCCAATGGAGATGGCAACCTCGCCTTCCCGCCTCGTGCGGTGCGTCTATTCACCAACTCTGGGATTGGCGAAGCTACGCTGACCCTGGTACAAGCGGGGATAGCGGCATGAGCGAAAGCATTTCTGGTGGAGATATGGCTGGTGCTCGTGGATCAGGTATGGTCACGCTCCCTGCATATCTCCTTGAGGATTCGCCACGATTGGCGAAGAGACTCGAAGATCTTCGAGCAGCTGAGGAGCGAGCGAAGGAGGCAATTGCGCTCATCGGTGATGCATCGCAGATTGAACAGCTGCGTGCGCAAGCAGCTGCGGAGAGAGATGAGCAAGATCGACTCACTGCAGAGACTCGTAAGGAGTGTGAGGAACTCCTTGCGTTTGCAAAACGTGAAGCCACTGACATAGTAGACCGCGCCCGCGAAACGGCTGAAGGTTTACTGTTGCGTGCTCAAGAGACAGAAGCACGCTCACAACAGACTACGGCTGATGCCAGCAAAGTCATTGCGCAAGCAGCAGAGACCCATGCAGACCTGCAAGGGAGAGAAGTGTCTTTGATGGCAGAGCGGGAGGCGTTGAACAAACTTCAGCTTGACCTCCATGAACGGGAACAACTACTTCTGGACGAGAAGTCTAAGCTCGCAACAGTGCGCGAGAGGATCGCTGAGATCCTGGGGTAGCCCTTGACGGCACAATCGGGTTTGGGGTTTTCAGGGATCGTCGCGATACAGATCCCTGACGATGGTGCTACGGGAACGCAGCTCACCAAGCAATCCCCTGACGATTACGATTACGACTGGGAAGCCGATCCCGTCGCACCCTCGCCTCAGAGAGCTTGGTTTGAAGCGATGGGCACTCGCTCGCTCGCTTCATCTGACTTCACCATTGGCTCCACCATTGCGGAAGGAGTTCAAGCGGTCTCGGCAGGTGCTGGTGCAACGGTCTTTAGTCCGTTAGGCATCCAAGATGATCACCCAGGCATCTGGGGTCTGCGCACCGGGGCGACTGCTGCTGGTCGAGTATTCGTTATTGGCAGAGTTGGCTCCTATAACATCGGAGTCGGTGGCCTCACACGAGTTGGAACCTGGGTGCGGACACCGGCAGCGCTTTCGGATGCTGTTCAAGAGTACGTGCTTCGCTCTGGCCTTTTCAGCATCAGCCTGCCCAACACCATCGACTTCGGTGTGGGCTTTGAATATCAGTTCGACCAGAACGGTGGCAGATGGCAGGGCATCACGGATGCCGCAGCAGAGTCATCGCTTGACACCGGCATCACGGTGACTGTGGACACTTGGTACTACTTGGAGTTTGAGGTCAACGCTGCCGGGACCTCAGTGGAATACTTTATCGACACTGTTTCGGTCGGCACTTTAGCGGTCGCCGCTAACATTCCGTCTGGCACAGGTTTCAATAACTTCTACAACACGCACATCATGAAGTTGGCAGGAGTGGCTTTTCGTGATTTCTTCATCGATGCCTACTACGCATATCAGGAGATTTCTCGCTAGTGGGTATCCCAACAGATGAAAAACGGACATTGGAATGGAATCCGGCAGAGGAGTCCTCCAGTTCGGCTGAGGGTAGTGCTGACCAGCGGATAGGGATCACTGTTGAATGTCCGGTACTAGCCGACAACTTCACTCTGTTTTTTACTCCCGTAGAGATAACGATTCAGCAGATAAATTTTGTCCTGGCAGGCACCACCGACGTAACGGTTTTTGTGAGGTTCGATGCTGATAGAAGTGTCGTTGGGACCAGCGTCATCAACGCGGGAACAGTCGTGACCAGCACAACGAGTGGTCAAGAAGTTACGTCATTCGACAATGCAGTCATTCCAGCTGGAAGCTGGGTGTGGGTAGAGTTCACCGCTGTCACTGATAATCCCGATGAGGTCAACGTGTCTGTGGTGTACAACTAATGCCCACTCGTGAGGAAGCCTTAATCTTTGTCAAGGACTCCAGGCAACCAGACCTCGTGCCTGCGGTCATCGCTGACGTCGCGGCTTTTCGGAGGTTGGGTTTGAAGTCAGACGATCAGTCGAGAGCGGAGACTTTGCGGGCTGCTGCCCAACTGCCAGCAGATAAGCCATTCCCGGTGAGGGAATCCTAATGGCTGCAGTCACTCAATCCACTCAGGAAACGAACGACTACTGGGCGACGTGGACGCACGTCTTCCAAGGCAAAAACCTTACGTTCCTTCCACCTCCGTTCCAACTAGCTCGTCAGATTCAGGGTAACTTTTTCATTGGTCTGCAAGCGCAGACGGTGAATATGTTCGACACGCAAATTCCTCCGGGGGCAACCGTAGACTCCGCTACGATGGATGTTATCGCGTTCGCCAATTCAGCGGTGGGCACTCACACGGCTACGATCAATGCACCGGAACGATCTTTTGGTAGTCAGCTCTTAGACCCGTATCAGACACCGTTCATTCCGTTTACAGGTTGGCGCAGAGATTTCTGGTCGAATCAAGAGATCGCTGTCGTCTCCACCACGTTCACGTTCATTGCTCAACCAATCGGTTTCGCCGTAGGTAATGCAGATTGGGAGATGAATGCGTTCACTGTGCTGGGAGGTACGGGTGCTAACCGAGAACGGATGGCACAGAAGATCACTGTATTGCCTTCGGGTAATAATGCGGTCGCTTTCATCTCATACCAGATGCAGCGATTCGGCAATCCACCGGGCAACATTACTTGTAGCATTCAAGGCATCACAACTGATCGAGGAGTCACTATTCCAGACGGTATCAATGTCGATGTCAGTACACCTGTCGCAGCCAGTAGCCTGTCGAACACGGGACTCAGCGGAGTCATCTTCTTCTTCCCAAGCAACCCTGTGCTGGTAACTGGACAGGACTATTTTCTCGTCATCGACGTGGAGTATCCGACCAGCATCCCCAACCGTATCTCAATCGGGCACCTGAACCAGTTCCTTCAAGACGGTCAGCTCTACCACTTTGGCGAGGGACTGGGCAATGACTGGCAGAACGCGCCGGGTAGCGTCGATGCGAATCAGTGGCACACTGTGGGATCGCCTCGCGTGGCGGCAGACATTGACTGGGACATGCCTCAGTTTTTTACGGGTGTCACCTTTTCCACTCCAGACATCACAGCGCTCGTGCAAGCACAGATCCAAGATCCTGGCTACACGGCTGACGCTGGCATCATCATCGGTGTCGATAGAGTTCAAACCGATCCGCTGCTTAACCGAATCTGGCGCAGCAATTTCTTTACGGGTCTTGTCGATGGTCCAGTGCTGAACGTCACTTTCCGCGAAAGAAGGGTAATGCTCACATGACAGCCTTTGGTGCAATCCTAAGCAGTCAAGCTCTATCAGAGCAGATCATCATCACGGCTGAGCAGTTCCGTGTTGGTGGTACTGCACCTTCGTCTGTCACGATTGGCACGACACCGACAGTTGACGCACTGCAATTCTCAACAACGGCTCAGCTCGTCTCGACGTTCTTCGTGCTGCCATTCAACATGGACCGCACTGTAAATCCAGAATTGGTATTGGTGTGGAGTCTGGCTGCGACTGAGATCAACCTTGACGAGCTGAGCGTCACGCTCGACTACACCGCGCCCATTGATCTTTCAACAGGCAGTGGTATTGCCAAGACATCGACACAGCTCACCAATAATCTCCCGGTGACGACAGCTAACGGCTTGGCAATAGGGGACATCTATTCGCAGACATTCGCGTTTGCTGTAGCCGATGCGACCAACCCACTGGCAAATGCGATTGGACTTGCAGTCGAGTTTCACCTGACAAACACCGTGGGTGTCGGACTCATAGATCTCATCGGTGCCTGCTTGGGCTACGAGAGACTTCATTAACAGGAGAGGAGTGATGGCAAAGATTGCAGGGTTGCAGTACGTCAATGAATTTACGTTCCCTACGGAACAAGGATTCACTGGCTCTGCTGGTAAAGAGAACGTGCGCGGTTACTACCGTGGTGGTCGCGTCAAGAAAGATCCGGTTAAGGCAGCTGCGCAGAAACCTCGCGCAGCTGGGCCTGGAGCTTCACACGGTGGAGAGGTGAAAGCGGGTGCTCGTCGTAAGGCATCAGGTGCAGGCATGCCGAAGAACGTGAAGGCGCGTGGCGGCAAGATGGAGTACAACGAGGGCGGCACCGTGGGGGTAACGACTCCACGAAGGGGCAAGTCAATGCCTCAGCAAGGGAAGCAGGAGCACTACGCTGCGAAGAGCGCTGCGAAGAATCGTGGCGGCATGATGGATTATGCCGAAGGTGGCTCCGTGCACGACAAGCTCAAAGCCGAAGGCGCGAAGATGGGCTATGCCTACGGAGGCACAGTCAAGAACACCTCTGCGGAGTTCGTGCAGACGAGTGGCAAGCAAGCCACGATGGACAATGCCAACTATCCACCGGGGCATCCATCGAGTGCACGTGACAAGGAGTCAGGTCCACGGAAGAAACTTCGACCCAGGTTCAAGAAGGGTGGAGGTGTTCGTCACGTGCGTGATGCTGGATATGCCGATGGTGGCGCGATCAAGGTTGACCTCAGCAAGATCAAAGGCGCGAAAACTCGTGAGAGTGGAGACGCAAAAGGAAGGCGCAAGGCATCGAAGAAAGGAATGCCCAAAGGTGTGAAGGCGCATGGTGGACTCGCAAAATACGCGGCAGGGGGGTATGCCGAAGGCGGGACAAAAAAGGGTGAAGAGGCAGGCAGTGGGATAGAGCTGACTATAAGGAACATCCAAGAACAGATATCCGATACGGAAGACCTCCTTCAAGAGGCAGCAGCAGCTTCTAAGATAATGACGACTTCTGGAACAACTGCTGCAAGAGCCACACGGTCGAGGTCTCTAGATGACCCTGAGTTTCAGGTTACGACACCTTCAGCCGCTACTGAAGCAGCCAAGGCAGCATCGAAGCCAGAGCCCAGCATCAAACAGACTGGGGTAGGGAAATCGGGCGAGCCTGCTTTCGGTAGGGAGATGAAACCTGTGATGCATGCGAAGCTCGCTGGTGGTGGTGTCGTTAGCGCTGCGAAAGGCGGCAAGAAAAAGGCAGCGCGACGTGCGCGAGGTGGACGGAGGTAAACGATGGCGACATCGGGAACAGTCGGTTCAACGATCTTCCTGAACCAGCAGATCATCGACCATGCGTTTAGACGCTGCAAGATGGTCCCGCAGGAGATCACGGTAGAGCACATAGACACGGCACTCGATCTGCTGTGGCTGTTCTGCATGACGTTGGTCAACAAGGGCATCAAGCTTTGGAATGTCCAGCCGATCATCTTGCCCATATATGAGGCTGAGCAGACGGTGCCTCTGCCTCTGGGCACGGAGGACATCCTCGACATTAACCTGCGCACTCAGACTCGGATCACCGGGACTGCGAGTGCGTCAGAGGGTGATGCCGACAATGCGTTCGATGGTGACGTGACGACTGCGACCATACAGACGTTAACGCTGGGCACGATCACGATGGCACTCGATTCAGCGACGGCTATCAGAACCTTTGGGATCTTGCCCAATGTGACTGAGAGCTGGGACTTCGTCATCGAGGCGACGAATGACAACTACGTGACCAGTACTGCGCTCATTACACGTACAGGTCAGGCTATGGTCGCGGGTGAATGGTTGTGGATCGATGTGCAGGGTGTCACTGCATTTGATAGCTATCGACTGCGTGCGACCGGCACCACGGTGCTCAACGTGTTGGAGCTGGTGTATCAGGACACCCCTCAGGAGATTCCGTTCTACCACACGCTCAACAGGACGGACTACTCGAACCTGCCTGACAAGACAAACCTGGGGCGACCGACGCAGCTGTGGTACGACCGACAGCGCACGATCCCTGAGCTGGAGATCTGGCCGAGCCCTGAGTTCCAATTCACCTTCGCACAGATCACGGGTTTCGTGCAGAGCCAGATGCAGGACGTGGGTGAGATGACTGATGAGCTGCAGGTGCCTGATCGTTGGTATCTCGCAATCGTTTGTAGCTTAGCTGCGCATCTCGCACGCGAGATCAAGGAAGTGCGTGTCGAGCTGATCCCAATCATCGATGCGGATGCAGCTCTTTACCTAGCGGATGCTTGGACAGGCGAAGGGGATGGTGCTGATACGTTCCTGCGTCCCAACATCTCACCGTACACGAGGTAGATCATGGCACTGTTCATTGACCCTACAGGTAGATCGACATACGGCATAGGAGTGTGTGCACGCTGCTGGCGCAAGATGAGTCTGGAAGATCTGTACTCCGATCCGAACTCGCCTGGGCTCAAAGTCTGTCTCGATGATCTCGATGACTACGATCCGTATCGTTTGCCTGCACGGCGCACAGAGGATGTGACGCTGCCGTTCTATCGACCTGACGAGCCGCTGACTGCTGGTGGTGAAAACACAGTTGCTCTGTTTGGCATTCGCTCCACCGTTGGTGGTAACCCTCGCATAACAGCTGGTGGTGACCTGCGTCAGCTTGAGAGCAGTTCATTGGGACCAATTTCAGAGAGTTAATAATGGCTAACGTACAAATCTCAGATCTGCCCTTCGCCATCACACCTCTGATAGGTGCGACTACGTTCTTCGAGGTGGAAGCTACAGAGGGTGGAGTGGTTGTCAGTCGAAGAGTCGCTGCAGACGATCTCGTCGTCAGTGCGACCACTCTCTTTATCAATGGCACCAGTACGGATGACCCATCAATTGGTGGGGGAGTATTCGATGGACAGCTTCTCTGGCGCAATGTCAATTTGCAGCAAACGGGTGTCTTTGGTTTCGACCCTGCAGGCGATAACTTCATCTGGTCGAACGATGCGGAAGGTGGCTTCCACCAGATTGCGATCCGAGATGGAACGGTGTTGGTTGAGACGATTGCTGCAGCTGCAGGTGGACTGCTTGCTAACAACCTGCTCACGGGTGCAGGGCTCGAACGTGTTCTGACGGCTTCGGACTTCTTCGCAGGTCCGGTGGGAACGAGCGTCGATGATCCAACAGCACCGGGTTCCTTCAATGCGCAACTTCAGTGGCAGAACGCACTTGCTGATCCGCTAGCCAATCTCGGATTCAATGCGGATGCTGTCTTCGCTATCGACAGTGTCATACATGGTGGAGTTGTCAGGATACGCGGCGAAGATCTTTTAGGTGTTCTGAACACCCTGTTTGAAGGCGATCCCGGTAATGGTGTGCTGCTCTTCTGGGATGGTGCTCTCAGATTCTTCACGTCGTTCACAGGCATCAATGTTCAAGGAGATGGTGTAGGTAACCCCGCAACGGGTGCTGCTCAGGATGTCGATCTTACCTTGAGCAACTCATTAGGTGCGTTTGCAGCTCAGTTGGGCTTCCCTACCAGCACCACTGATCTCCGACTTAAAAATTTCGTTCACGGAGGTACAGTTGAACTCATTGGTGAAGATGCAGGTGGTGTCGAGCGCAATATTTTCGTAGCTGATCCCGATGGTATTGCGCAGATTTTCAACGTGGGTGTTGCAACGCTACGCACGACCACTGCTGCAGCAGGTGGTGCAGAAGCCAATAACACGTTAACCGGGGCGGGCTTCGAGCGTGTGCTCACAGCGTCGGATGCTTTCACTGGAATCATTACAGGCTCCAGCACTGATAGCCCTGAAACCCCCGGTGGAACGTGGGACGGTCTTCTACGATTCGAGAACGCTAACAATTTACAAACGGCGCGAGTTGGTTTCGAGCCAGCAGGCGATACGTTTTTTGTTCAGCCTACGGTAGAAGGTGGACGTCTGATCTTAGGGGGTAGAAGCCCTGGAGCACCGGGTGTTCTTCGTGAAGCTATCGTCATTGACTTCGACACTGGTGCACTGCCTGCCGGTTCAACGCGCTTCTTCGAGGCGAATGGTACTGCTGAGAAGATGCGGTTGGACACCGGGGTTGACGCTGTAACGGAGGTTGCCAATGTTGGGAACAATCCGGCAAGTGGACTCGCACAACATGGTCAGTTCCGGGTAACGAACAACTCTGCTCAAGTTGCAGGTGAATTCGGATTCCCTGCGACGGGGGGTCTTTCGACTACCATGCGGGTGAAGAACTTCGTGCATGGTGGTCCTGTCGAACTCGTTGGTGAGAATGCTGCAGGCACCGAGCGTATTCTCTTCTTCTACGATCCTGACAATTCGGGTCCGATCATCTTTGGACCGCTCGACAACAACCCTGCGACAGATGCCTCGATCCAAGATACACGGCTGACATTCAGGAACCCGTCTGCGCAAACCATCTGGCAGATAGGATTCCTCGAAGGCACCAATGATTTCTCTCTTAAGCTCTTCCAAGACACTGGAACTCTGCGGCTTCGAGGAAGTAGTGCAGCTAGTGGCGATATTCTCCTGGCTATCTTTGATCCTGTTGCTGATGCAAAACTCTTCCAGGCTGGAGCGGAGGTCTTTCGTACGCTAGCTGCAGCATCAGGTGGAGCACAGGCAAACAACACGTTAACGGGTGCAGGATTCGAGCGAGTACTCACGACTGGCGACCTGACATCGGTAGCAACTAGTGGTGTATCTCCGTTCGACATCGCTTCAGGTGCTGCTGCTGATCCGACGCTTACGCTCACCGAGAACGTCACGCTCTCGACTACGTTCTTGCATGACGTCAGCACCGACATCACGCTCATCCGAAACGAAGTTAACTCCGGGCATCTTGAACTTCGTGCCAGAAGTAGTGCTGGCGTTGATCGACGGTTGCTTACGGGGGACCCGGATAACCAAACGATTCTGTATTGGCAGGATAACCTTCGCGTTCGGACTGCGCAGTTCGGCACTGAGTTCATCGGGAGTTCAGCGACTGGAAGCACACTGCGTTTCTTTGGAAGCAATGGAACTACGTTGGTTGGGTTGATGACCATCGGTGGAGGTGGTGTCAATGAGATTCAACTAATCCCCAATGCTACTAATGACGGTCAAGCCTTCCGTTTTCTTCTTTCTGATGCTGGTGGCGTTGCACGCGAGATGCTTCGGATGGACCCCGATAATAGCGTTGATCTTAGTTTCGCTGGGGTTGTGACCGCAGAAACAGTGGCGGAAGGCTTTGGTGCTCGATCAGCAGCGGCTGATCCAGTTTTTCAGTTGATTGAAAACATTAGTCTTCGTGGAACGTGGCGGCATGTTATAGCGACCGGAGTCTCCGAACTGAGAAACCGAGAGATTTCAGGACATGTACAGATTCGTGCCACTGATCTTTTGTCTGCTGATGTCCCGCTGATTACTGGGGACCCTGATGGTCCTGTTGAGCTGTATCACGATGCTTTGCTTCGTGCGTATACCAATTCAGTCGGTCTGACCTTACGCGGAGACGGTGCGGACTCTGGCAACTTCACGATGGAAGATACGGGTGTCGCTACGATCTTCCACATTGATGTGACCGCTGGGATCACTCAGATTCGTAGCTTCATCAACGCTAATGTGATCAATATCGTAGGCGACGATACCGGAGCCGTCACTCGAAACCTGATCACGATGGACCCCGATGGTGCCAACAGCATCGAGTTATATGAAGTAGGTGTCTCAGTTGCGCGTACAGCTACGGCAGCACTCGGTGGTCTCTTTGCCAACAACACTTTAACGGGTGCTGGGTTCGAGCGAGTGCTGACCACAGCAGATCGTCGGAGCGCAGAGATCTATACACCGACTAACGTCTCAACGGATCGTGCCTACGATGCTAATGCAACGACGTTGGATGAACTTGCCGATGTACTCGGCACGTTGATTGCCGATCTACAAGCAATTGATGTGATTCAATAACCAAAGGAGAACTAGAAATGGCAAACATGAACGTGACACCACAACAAGTCCAGATGGCAGCGTCTGCTGGAGTACAGCTGTTACAGGTAGATAATCTTGCTGTACCACTGGTCATCTCGAAGAGTGGCGCACTGGCGATGCTCGAAAACTTGCTGGGTGCGATTGCACGCGGCGAGTTGATTGTCTCACCGAATCCAGAACTGGCAGCGAAGCAAGAAACTGATCCACCACCGGATGGTGAGAAGGAACCTCAAGGGAAGGGACGAGGCAATCTCAAGCCGGTGAAGGACGACAAGGTTAACTGATGCCTGCGTTCTCTACCAACTCCTTGAGGCAGTTAGACACCTGCGATACGAGATTGCAGGCACTTTTCCACAAGGTCCTTGTGCATCGTGATTGCACCATCATCGAAGGCTTCCGTGATGAAGAACGACAGAATGAAATGCACCGACAGGGACGTTCACAACTCAAGTGGGGGGCTTCTCTTCACAATCACTCACCGTCCCGCGCTGTGGACGTGGGTCCGTACTACCCCGGTGAGGGAATCCCTTGGGACAGTAGAGAGAGGTTCATCTTCTTTGCCGGATTCGTCTTTGCGGTGGCGGACGATTTGCAAATCCCAGTCCGGTGGGGTGGGGATTGGGATAGCGATCTGACATTCACCGACCAAAGCTTTCACGATCTCCCTCACTGGGAGCTGGTGGAGGAGGACTAATGAACGATCAAACGAATATACAAACGGTTGGGTTAGCTGCAGGAGCAACGGTCATCGTGATGTGGCTGCTGGGCTTCTTTGCGCCTGCCCTGATGTCAACGGCACCAGTTGGTCTCGAAGCTGCGATCACAGGTGTCGTTGCAGTCATGGCAGGCTACGTCCTGCCGAAAGACAAATTCACGAAGGGGACTGGCAATGGCTAGAGTACTTCACTACGCATTCCCACTCTGGCTCGTCATGGGATTTGCCCTCGTAGCGTGCGAGTCAATCAATCCCGCTGGCAAGGCAGAGACACTGGAGCAACGTGCGTATGCCGTCTACGGCATGTACACCCTCTTCGCGGAGAAGGCTGCGGATCTCGCAGAGAACGACGCACTGCCCCGTTCGGTTCGACTCGGTCTCGTGGAAGCTGAAGAGCGAGCGAGTCCTGTCGTCACTTCACTGCTCAATGCAGCGGAGGACATGCAAGCACTGAACAATTCAACCACTCGCACGAGTCTTGAAGCATGGATCGACCGGGCTCTCCCGCTCATCAATGATCTGGTTCGTAGCGTCAAAGGAGCACAGGAATGAGTCCAGTCGAATTAGTAATTGTTGCACTGCGCGGTATCTCCATGTTGCTTGGGGGAATCAAAATTCGAGGAAGGGATGGGTCTGAACTCCTGGGTCTCCTCGCTTCCCTGATCGAAGAAGGTGCGGAGACCTTTGAAGACCTGAAAGCCTTCACTGCAACCATCGAGGCTATGGTGGCTGACAATCGAGATCCAACATCCGCTGAGTGGGATGACATGCGTTCGCGTGGTCAGGCTGCACATGATCGACTGCAAGCTGTGAAGGACGAACTCACAGCGGAGGAGGAGCCAGTTGAAGAAGAAGAAACCCCGGAAGCAGAGCCGGTTCCTGAGGCTGAACCAGAAGCGGAAGAAGAAGCCGACCCTGCACCTCCCGGCGAAGGCACGCCAGGACAACCCTGAGGACGTAACCGATGGCAGAGACACTGACCTTTGACTCGTTGCAGGATGACCTGCGCAAGTACTTGGAGCGGGGCACGTCCGTCGATCCCACGGTGTTCTCTGAGCTTCCTCGTCTGATCAACCTCGCAGAGAGAAATCTTGCGAACTCGTTGAAGATCCTGGGCTTCATAAACGTCGTGACGGATGTGATGACGATAGGTCAGTCGGTGATTCCCAAGCCTGATCGATGGAGGGACACGATCTCGATCAACTTCGGGGTAGGTGCAACGCAGATACGCACACCATTGTTTCCTCGTGTGTATGAGTACCTGCGTCGGTATTGGCCCGATGAGGATCTCACGGACCAGCCGAAGTTCTATGCTGACTACGACTACTTCAACTGGTTGATTGCACCCTCAGCGGATTTCGCTTATCCGTTCGAGGTCAATTATTGGGAGCTGCCTGCATTGTTGGATGGCGCAAACCAGACAAACTGGACAACAGACTTTGCCCCCAATGCTCTGTTGCATGCGTCACTTCTCCAGGCAACTCCTTTTTTGAACAACGATGAGCGCATCCCTGTGTGGCAAGGTATCTATGACAGGGACGTGATGATCCTCGAACAGCAGGATGTGCGGCGCATCATCGACAGACAAGTCACGAGGGAGAGTGTCTGATGGCATACGCAGAAGTTTTTGGTGGGCAGCTGATCTTCCCGTCGCAGACAAGTTACCTCGCGATCACGACTGCTGTAGACGTCACGTTGCAATGGCCCATTGAGCAGCAGATTGCGGGTATCGATGTAGTCGCTGACTTCATGGATATCGACGCGACGGTGCCTGCGATCAACATCGACATGCCGGATGCACGGCAGTCAGGCACAGGTCAGAAAGTATTGTTCAACAACATTGGTGCCAACCTGTACACGGTGCGTGACGATGCAGGAGGCACGATCTCGACGGTCGCACCGGGTGAGCAGTTTGTGTTCACCCTCACGGACAATACGACAGCTGCAGGAACGTGGACTTTCTTTCAGATGGGCTCAGCGGTCTCTACTGCTACAGCGGGTGCGTTGACTGGTGCAGGCATCAAAGCGATCTCCACCACGCTGAACCAGATGATCGAGTCCGATGTCGAGGCAGCGACTCCGTTCACAGTGGTCGATGCGGATCGAGCGAAGTGTTTGATCTACACCATCGGCACAGGTACGTGCAACCTGCCCTCTCCAGCTGCAGTCGGTGACGACTGGTTCTTCATGCTGAGAAACTCTGGAACGGGCACACTCAACATCGTGCCTCCTTCTGGAGTGATCGATGATTCTGCGAGTATCAACCTCGATCCCAACGACTCGTGTTTCATCTTCACGGACGGCACCGACTTCTTCACTGTTGGATTGAGCACAGGCTCTGTCATCGCGTTCGACTTCGTCTCGATTGCGATCCCAGGCTCAGGAGACTTCACACTCTCTGGTGCAAACCTCAACCGGATCTCGTATCGATTCA